CAGTGATTGGTTGATTTGCTCGAGCACTGCTGATACATTGATAGTGTTCATAGTGATTTCCTTATTGGTGGTGTTGGTTTGCGTTGCATTGGTTGTGTTGCTCATTTCAATTACTCCATTCGTTGTGAACACGCGCCGAGGCTGTAACCTCGGCGCACTCTGCTTCACTGTGGCATCCAGCCAGTTCATCCAGTCCGCGATCCATAACGAACCATGCCAGGGCCATCACTACGAGCCAAAGCATTGCATTCTTCATACACTGTCCTCCATCTCGATCAGCAGATCAAGAATGTCCCCAAGGACATTCATGTCTGCCCCTTTGTACTCGGCCAGCCAGAAGCTGACGTTGTCCCAGGTCGCAGGGACTTTGCCCTGGGACATTTGCTTGAAGTCCAGTGCGATCTCCATGAGTGAGTCGAACTCACCGTACTTGCTGAGTGCGTGCGCCTCCTTGAGCGCCTGGTCTGCGATGTATCGCAGATCACTGGCTAAGAACACCATGCCTGTGTCCGTATCAGGAGCAAGGCTATTGTTGTTAGGTGTGAGTGTTACTGCTGAGCTGAAGTGCTTAGTCATGTTGCTTACCTCGTTGCATGGTTGAAGACCCCCCACCGGGGGCCTTTGACAAGGTTCCTTGAGGTCGAAATTGACCAGGGATTGGGATCGAAACCGAATCGGGAAGCCGACCCCTCTCGAACAAGGAACACACCACGTCAGTCGGCAAATGCCGCATATTATTTTTCATAGGGAAAAAGGAGCCTTTCGATATTTTTCATAGGGAAAAAGGATCGCTAAAAAATTTCTATAGAATTTTGACGTTGCATATTATCAGCACTGCGGATATTATGGAGGTGTCCTTTATTTGGGTAAGGCGAGGCGAAAGCCAATTTGCCCCGCACTGCGGGGCTTTTTTATACATGGCAATAAACCAAGAGCTTTATGAAGGTCAGGCGATGAATATCCGCAACGACCAACTTATCTCCACCTGTCCTGTACCAAGGCTCACGAGCCAGGAGCAGATGCTGGTGGCCGCTATTAACGCCGGGGCTTCCGTAACAGAGGCATCCCGGCGTTCTGGGTTCTCGGTATTGATGGCGAAGAAGACGCTGGCTCGCGAAGACATTCAGCAGAGCCTCAACCATTACCAGGACGAGTTTGCGCGGGACATCCTGCCCCACGTCACGTTCAACAAAGACGATGCGCACCACATGTACATGACAGCGTATCGCGGCAGCGCCAACGCGACCGAGCAGATCAAAGCCACCGACTCGCTGGTGAAGCTGCACAGATTGAGTGAACCGGACAAAGCGCCAGAAGAGAAAGAGGTCAACAACTCCAAGCAATTTGAAGGCATGAGCGTGAATGAACTGCTCAAGCTCGCGGGATACAAGCTGACTGGCTTGAACCCAGAGGATGTTGAGGATGCAGAGGTGACTGACTGATGGCAGTGCGCGAGGTGCTCAAAGCCACCTGCAAAATGTGCAAGAAGGATCACCCCCGGACGCTGTTCGCGGAAGAGGACGTCTGCATATTCTGTCGCCAGGAGCAGCAGGCTAAAGCCGACGCGGTGGCCGAGCAGAACAACGACGTGCGCGAAGAAGACAAGCGCAAAGTTGAACAGACCCAGGCTCGCGAGAACCTCCGTGCCGAGATGGTCTCCCTCAAGAAAGAAAAAACCAAACGTGAGCTGAAACGCGAAGAGGAGCAGGCGGCATTCGATCCGGTTGTGGCTGCTCGCCAGGAGATAGCCCGCAGGATGTTGGCCAAGCGCCACCTGCTGCCGTTTGTTCAGCGCACCCAGCCGGACTATAAGCCGGGGTGGGTGCATAAGGACATCTGCGAGCACCTCGAATGGTTCAGTGAAGCGGTGGCCGCAGGACAGAGCCCTCGGCTCGCCGTATTTATGCCTCCGCGTCATGGCAAAAGTGCCCTCGCATCTATTGCTTTTCCCGCATGGCATCTGGGCAAATATCCCCATCACGAGTTCATTGCTTGTTCTTACTCCAGTGCTTTGGCATTGAAATTCAGCCGCAAGACACGGGCGTTGGTCAGGGAGCCGGGATACACCCAGGTATTTGAGGACTTTGAGCTGAACCCGGATTCTCAGTCGGCAGAAGAGTGGTTGACAACTGACGCAGGAGGCTACAGAGCTGCCGGTGTCGGCGGGCCTATTACCGGCACAGGGGCTCATTGTGTGAGTTCGGACTCACCTATCCACACCCGTCGCGGTATAATAGCCGCTAGAGACGTTAAAATCGGCGACGAGGTGTTGGGATATGACCACAGAGGACTCGAAACTTGTTGGACTCCGGTACAAGCCGTTGCCGCATCCCGTAAACCAGAGCTGGTCTCTGTCGGCGTTTTGGAATGTACCCCTGACCATCGGGTCTGGACCGAAACACGGGGCTACGTACAAGCGGGACGGCTACTCCCAGAAGATGGTTTGGTTACATTGCGCGGAATGCCAGACGGGGTTTGCCCGGACGGACAAGGAGCATCGACGTTCGGCACGACGCAGGGCCAACCCGTTTGGGCCTCAGACCGCATACTGTTCTCCGCTTTGTGCGCGGGGCGGGAAGGCCATACGCGTGAAGAAGACCTGCCCGGAGTGCGGTGGAGCGAAAGCATCCCATGCAAAGACGTGCATGGAGTGCTACGACACGGCGAAAGCGGTAGGCACGGTATCGCTGCAATGCAGAAACTGCGATTCGCTATTCGAGCGGTCACCATCCGAGCACAAGAAATCGGTCGCTCGGTATGGGGAGGATACGCAGGCGTTCTGCAAGCGCAGCTGTTACAACGAGTTTCGAGCTGCCCATACCGTGGAGCCGACAGTCAAGGGGTTTTGCGCGACTTGCGATACGCCGATCAGTACCGAGAAGCGGCGGAAGTATTGTTCTCAGCAGTGCTTTTGGGACAGTCGAAGAACCAAGCCAGTGGCGGGGTACGCAGCGTATCAGGGCGAATGGCTGCGAGTGCGGACGGAGATTTTGCACAGGGACATGCTCTGCCGACAGTGCGTTCGCTTTGGAGCGACGGAAGTACACCACATCGACCACGATGCGACGAATCACAACAAGCTCAATCTGATAGGGCTTTGCCGGACGTGTCATTCCGGGTATCACGCGAGCCCGGAGTCAGTTCAGGCGATCTGGAAACCGGTTTATCAGGCACTGGCTACGATGTTGTAGACCTTCAGACAGGGACGGAGAACTTTTTTGCCAACTCTGTCTTAGTCCACAACTGCTTAATTATCGACGACCCGGTCAAGAACCGCGAAGAGGCGGAATCGGAAACCACCCGCGAGTCGGTGTGGGACTGGTACACCTCGACGGCTTACACGCGGCTTGCACCCGGTGGCGGTGTGCTGCTGATCCTGACCCGCTGGCACGACGACGACCTGGCCGGGCGGCTGATGACAGCCATGGCTAATGAGGAGGGTGACGAGTGGCGGGTAGTGAACTACCCCGCGGTCGCCGAGACGGATGAGTTGTACCGCAAACAGGGGGAGGCGCTGCACGAAGCGCGGTATCCGCTGGAAGCGCTGACGCGTATCAAACGTACCATCGGCACACGGGACTGGTCGGCTTTGTACCAGCAGAACCCGGTGCCGGACGACGGGGCGTTTTTCACCAAAGGTATGTTCAAGCGCTACGGACTGCGCGAAGCCCCGCCGTACGACGAGATGATTTTCTACACGGCCTGGGACTTGGCGGTGGGCCAGAAGCAGATGAACGACTGGTCGGTTGGCATCACCGTCGGTATTGATCGGGTGGATAACATTTACGTGATCGACGTGCAGCGGGGCCGCTGGGACTCACTGGCTTTGGTGGAGACGATGCTCGACTCGTACCAGACCTGGAACCCGGCGATGACGGGTATCGAAGCGGGTGTTATCGAGATGTCCATTGGTCCTCTATTAATGAAACGGGCTCGGGAGCGCCACCTGGCGGGCTTTGGATACGAGCCACTGAAACCCGGTAAGAACGACAAAGTGGCACGCGCTCAGTCGATCAAAGGCCGGATGCAGCAGGGGCGTGTCTTTTTCCGCGCCGGTTGCGACATCACCCAAAGCGTTATTAACGAGATGCTGCGATTCCCAGCCGGTGCCCACGACGACTGCGTCGATTCTATGGCGTACATCGGCAAGCTGCTGGATCACTTCGCCGTACCTCGGGCACCGAAGACCAAACCGAAGAAATCCTGGAAAGACAAACTTCCGCACTCAGCCCGAAGCAGTCGCCTCGGGTGGCAGGCGGCGTAGGAGCACAGGATGATTAAGTGGCTGTACAACCATTACGTGCTTAGCGGCATGATCGTTCTGTATTACATGGTCTTGCTGGGGTACGGCACGTTGCAGGTGTTTGGCAACCTCGACCAGATAACGGCCCCGGTGGCGTCGGTGTACCTGGCGCTGATCGGATTGCCGCCCGCAGGAATTACTCTGCTGATGGGGCGGTTGGGGATGAAGAGTGAAGATTAAACTGCTGGTGATTGCTATATCAGCAACAGTTTTACTGGGGGCCGGGTGGCAGAGTCGTGCGTGGTACGAGGACAGCCAGAACTTGACCGCAGAACGAGCGCGACAGGACGTACTTGACGCGGTCCGTTCATCCATTGCCAGTGTCGGCGAACTGGTAGAGCAGCAGCGATCCGACCTTAGAGTAAAGGAGCGGGTCATTGACCGGGGGGTTGTCCGTGAGGTGCAGAAAATTGTTTATCGTGAGCGTGAGTGTTTTGAGCCTGACCTTGTCCGGCTGCTCAACCTGGGGGCTCAAGGTCGAAGCGCCGACGTATCAGGAGAACTTACTGGTGATTTGCCCGGAGACCCTCCCGATGCTGACTGACGGACGGGCCGACACATTGGCGCTGGTACTGCGGGAAACCCAGTCGATCTATTTTGAGTGCGCCATACCCCACAACGGTTTGGTCGACGCTATCCGAGAGACGCAAGAATGACACTTTTCATTAATGAAACCGACCGGGGCAGCGGCGGCTTTAGCTCTACCAGGGAGAACAAATAATGGCTGAAGCAGCGACTAAGGCAGTGCCGGAAACGGAACGACTGTTGGCCGAGCGCCAATGGCAGTGTTACCTGCGCGACCGTGACGCCGGGCACATCGAATACATCAAGGACGCCGAGAAGTACCAGAACTACTACATGGGCGAGCAGTGGGAAGCGGCGGTTCTTAAAAAGCTGGAGGAAGAAGGCCGCCCTGCGCTGACCATCAACTTGATCCTGGCCACGATTAACGCGGCGCTTGGTGAGTATTCCCAGCGCCAGGCCCGTATCGCGTACAAGGCGAAGAACGACAAAGCGCACGACCTTAGCCAGATTATGACCAAACTGGCCATGCACACCCTCGATGATAACGACTTTGATTCGTTGGAGTGGGACATGGTGGTGGACGGCCTGGTGGCCGACCGCGGCTACATGGACGTGCGGATGGAATATGACGAGCACATGCGCGGCGATGCGCGGGTGGTCTCGATTGACCCTACCGAGATTGTGCTGGACGCCGAAGCCAAAGAGTACGACCCCAACACCTGGAACCGGGTCACGCGCAGTTATTGGCAGAGCCTTGATGAGATTGAGAACACCTACGGCAAAGACAAACGGGAAGAAGTGGCGGCAGTGGCTAATGCCGGAAGTTACTACGCGTATGACAGTTTTGAGTTTAACAAGAACACGTTTGGTGACACCGACTGGACCCCATGGGAGTACAACGCGGGGCTGGGCGGCGAGAAGACGATCAAAAACGCTCGGGTCATTTCCCGCCAGTACAAGCGGCTGACTCAGGCGTACTTTTACATCGACCCAAACAGCGGTGATATGTCCGAGGTGCCCATGAGCTGGGACACGGCGCAGCGCGAAGCGTTTGGTATGCAGTTTGGATTGATGATCCACCGCAAGCCGACCTCGCGCATCCGCTGGACAGTGACCTGTGACCACGTTGTTTTGCATGATGACTGGTCGCCGT